TTACCTACATACAAAGTTCCATCTACAACTAAATCACGTTTAAAATAACCGACTAACCGCGTCAAAATCTTTTGATTCCGAATCGCATCTAAAACTAACCACTCGATTAAATCTTTGACTGGTGTATTAGAGACATAACTCAACCTGTAAATTGCATCCTTTAATTCCAAATTTATGGTTGGCTTAACATCTCGTTTCTTATCGCTCCTTATCTTCCTATACCCTTCCCTACTAATCGTTCCAACCCCCATTTTCAGAATTACTTCTTGGAACTATTCTATTGTTCCTTAGAATAAATTATGACAAATAAAAAAAGCCCACTACAATTAAGTAATGGGAAAAGGCGTTATTTAATTGAACCACGGATAGTTGCGTATGCTAGTCCACTCTTTTCAAAAGCTTTAATAGCAGCTTCTTTCGAATTGAATGCTCCCGATTGAATACGCCATACTTTTGAATCTTTATCATCTAATAAGTCATATTTACCTGAGTTTTTACTGTCTAAACTTTTCCCTAAGTGGGAAGCTAACTCTTTAGCGATACCTTGACAAACCTTTTCAAAATCACGGTTATAAATAGCCGTATCTACAATCGAGTTAACAAAGCATACTTCTAATAAGATAGCAGGTTTATTAGTGTTAGCTAAGAACGCTAATTCTTTACGTTGTTTGGGACCTCTATCAATCAATCCGCTAGCTTGAGAAATAGCTTTACTAACTTTTGCAGCTAAACCTTTAGCATCGTAATACAATACCTCTGTACCAATACCACGATTTTCACGTTTACCAGATGCATTGAAGTGTACAGATACATCTAATTGACGCGTTGTCTTATTATGTTGCGTTACAAGATAAGTTAAGTTTTGCCCTTGATTTTTAGAAACGTTATCCTCTACATAATTCGTTTGAATACCCGCTTTACGTAATATTTCAGTCACACGCTTAGCTACTTTTCGCGCTTCTGTTACTTCATCGATTAAATCTCTCGCGCCTGTACCAATTGTCCAATGTCCTGGTGAAATTGTAATCATTTTATTACCTCCTTATACTTTACGATTGAATTAAATCCCCTTTTATAACAATACCTTCTTTAAAGATGCTAATTGGTTGCCCTGTATCGACAACCCAACTTGGCATATCTTCGAACGCTAAATAATGCTTTTGCGTTGCTACTGTACCTTTTTCGACGCTTATTCTTACATTAGTCCCCGCTTTATCGTAGTAATTCGCGCATACACGTACAAACTGTACACCTTGACGTATTTGCGCCTGGAATTCGAATACGTGATTACCATCCGAAACACTTAAAATTTCATCGAATAAGTAATCGTAATAATTTCTATCCGTGTCGTATAGATATACGCCGACCCTCGCTACATAATCGCTGTTCATATTGTTAAATTCGATGCGAATCGTCGCAAGCCCCCAACCCAAAACATTTATAAAATCAGACGTTCGTGAATCAAACGCAACCCCCGTTGTCGGCTCACCTGTGGACATGGATAAAAACCCTATTACTGAATCTTTTTCAATAAAATAATTCCGATAACCAACGGGAGGATATTCTATAATTTTGGGTACTGTTATTACATTTTCAGCGAACGAATATGAGTTTCCGTCTTGCACTAATTGTACGCCAACCGTTTCGAAATTACCGTTTGCGTGTAGTTTAGCGATTACTTTAGCCATTATGGCAACACCACCAAGTCTAGTGAGTTAGTAGTTGCGTTAAAACGCCATTCGAATTTATTCCCATATTGGTGAGGTGCTTCATTCGTTTGGTGTGCTGCAATATTTGCGGTACTTCCTGGTTCGCCTTTATCGCCTTTTAATGACATAATCCATTGTGCTTCCGTCCCCACATATCCGTTACTAACTGCAACTTGATAAGCTGATTTCCCATCAACCCCATTAATTCCGTTAGTCCCGTTTTTTCCGTCTAAACCCGTCGGGCCTCGTAACGCCTCTAATTGTGCTTGTGTAAAGTCTGCGTAAGTGAACGACTTTCCATCTTTGCCATTTAAACCATCTTTACCGTTGATTCCGTCGAAATAGTCAACACCCTTAACAGGTGTATACCCATCTTTTCCGCGTTCACCTGGTATCCCTTGAGGACCTACGACACCACCCGTCTCTTTGATGCGTTCGACATCATCGATTAACGATTGTAAAAATCCCGCTGTTGGTTCTGCCGGACTGAATACATCGTTACGTAAATCCTTCACTATTGTCACTTCGAAAATAGGGGAAGAAACTTTTCTCTCATTCTCGTTAAACACTGCAAAACTAGTTAACACCGTACCTAGTAAATCCATTTCATTCCCTTGATAGTCATAAGTCACAAGGTAATTACCGTTGAAATTTACGATTTCGCCAGGTTGTATAATTACTAGGTTATCACTTCTAACATGCGTAAACTCTACACGTGTTGCATTTGATATGTCGTATGGTTTGCCACCGTCTATTAATTCAATCTCTAATTTTGCGTGATCGTATTGCACGAAAGTTGGTCTAAAACTTGGTTGTATAGACTTGATGTCTAGCCTCGACCTATATACGTTTGCCATCACTTACCGCCTCCGTTTATTATTCCTTTGGTTTCGTGTATTTAAGAGCCTGTTCGCTGTCTCCGATACCTTGAACAGTTGGATCAATAATAATACCTAATAAAGCTAAGATAGCTAATATGCTCTCTGTAATAGCTGTAACTTGATTGTTATAAATTGTTACGTCAACACCTACAATTGCGCCGATTTGATTCGCTAAAACTAACAATAAAGCAACTAAAGATACCCAAAACCCTTTGTGTTGTAAACGTACTTTCCAATTAATTTTCATTAACTCGTTCCTCCAATTTATCGATTCTTTTATGAGCGCTGTCTGTTTTTTCTTCATTCTTTGCGATGCGTTCTATTATAACGTTTTGTGTACGTTCTAAAGATTTTACATCAATTCTAACAGAATCAACCCCGTTGCCTATTCCGTCTAATTTAGTGTTTATAACTGCTTGTTGAGATGCGCTTGAGCGTAAATCTTTATCCCTATCCTTAGAAAAACGACTAACATTAATAAGAATACCCACCAAAGTTCCTAAACCACCTACAATAGCTGTTAGCGCGTTAATTTCCATAGTGCCTCCTTTATAAAAAAAGATAAAACGCTCTGAAACGAATCGAGACGGACAACCATGCGTTAACCCGTTTTTCGATTCGTTTGAGCGTTGTTTGTGACATAAAAAACGTTACATTACTGTGCGTTTTACTTGTTTACTTATTTTGTGGCGTTGCTAAAATCATGACTTTTTCATCTTCGGTAATACGTCCTTTTGAAACCATTACCGTTAAATAAACCTCATCAATTTTACCCATTACATACATGTTTAATAAAAATCCGTACATAGTATCTACTCCTTTTAATTTGTATTTTTAGAAATTCATTAGCATATCTAACAATGCGTTTTCCGTTGCATCTTGTCGTGCTTTTAAAACGTCAATTTCGGATGGCGGAATATCCTCTAAAACAACTTGATGCGGTGTGACCGATACATCTACACCGGCACTTAAATCAATACGTTTACCCTCGGGTACATCGACTTCTAAATAAGGAACACCCACCGGTACACGATAATTCCCTGTTATATTATTAATCACATAGCCTGTAGTATCGTAAATTATTAATGTTTTCATTAAATCCCTCCTTTATTCTATTGCTATCCAATTGACCGTAATAGTATTTGACCGTATAGGAATGCGAAAACCACCGTTATTTACATATCCGTCGCCGCCCGTGCCACTTATTGTATTAACTGCCGTCTGCGTACCTCCACCAAACGCTGTAATAGTTGTGAAGTCTGTAATAACTCCACCTGTCTGCGCACCGTCTAAGCTGAGATAGTTTTGATACATAGAGATAGATACTGCGTCAAATGCTAATATCAATCCCGGTTTAAAGTCCAAACCACTCACAGTCAAACCATAAGACGATACAGTTTCATTGTTAAACGCCCTACGGAAACTATACATTGTTGTAGCCCCTGCACCAACACCTGTCGCAAATTTCTTCCCTGTGTTGATAGATAAAATATTTGCTGCCATTGTTGCGAACTCGGCGTTAGGTTCTGTAGGTACGCCCATTTGGGTAGTGGCGTTCGCTATGGCAGTTTTACCACTACTTACAGATTGCTTTAAATCAACACCATTAATTAAAACGGTGCCACCACTAGTAATAACAAGCGGTGCATTCGAGAAATCCCAATCATTACCATTTATTGAACTTGAATGCGCTAAATATAAATTACCGTCTCCACCTTTATGAATTGCGGAGGATTTAACATCTTGCACTTTAAACGCTAAAACAGGCTCACCGGCGATGTTTAAAATATTTTGAATAGTACCTCCGCCTTCGGGACCTATTTTTGCGTCCCAACTATTTTGTTTAGCCTGGGTAACGTGTATTTGTTGGTTGTTCGAATGTTGCACGAATACACTCTCATTGTCTTCTAACTCTTTCAATTTGGCGTCGATAATATCAGCATTTTCATTTAACGATGCGATTTTTGCAAAGTCGCTCCCGTCCGGTTTATTCAAATTGTAATTCGTTGTATTTTGCATTAACTCACATCCTCTGTTAGTAATTCATCCCACGTATACACTTCTAATTCGTCCCATGTTTTGTGAGAAATATCATTCCAAGTGTTAAAGACATACGTGTAAATAACGCCTAAATGCGCCGGTAAAATAACATCTAACGTATCCATTAACCCTTGCATATTATCGGGTATGCCGACTAAACCGACGAATTTTATTTCAAACATACCTTCTGTATCCGTCGGATTAATTTCAACTTCACCATTAGAAAAGGCTGCAGCTACATTTTTAATCGTTTCATCCGTTGTTTGTTCTAACGTCGCTCGATAATGCGCCATTATAAGCTCTCTACGTTGTTTATCGGTCAATACGGTATTTTGTATACCTAAGTCACGCTCATGAATCGATAACGCTCGTATAGCCTTATCAATGAACAATTCCGAATAGTTTTGTTCGGTATCAACCGTTAATTGGTCTAATTCAATAGCGATGGCGCGTAGTATTTCAACGATCAATTTATTTGTGCGTTCGTACTTTGGTAAATGTTTAATCATTCGTGTATGCGTTATACTCATACATTCACCACATTCCGAATTGTTGGCACTTGAATTTCGCTAATAGGGATATTACCCGTTGAACCGTTAAGAGTGAGATTTGCATAGTCTTGTACACCTTCCACACTTAACAATTCACGTCCGATTTGTGCCTGTGAGACATACGTTAAATCCTCGTCGAATGCGATTGATTTAAAGTAAGTTGTTAATCTATCTTTAATGAGCGTTTCAACTTGCGCGAATGCATAACCATCTTTAAATGTGAACGTTGCTGAAACATCTATTTCTAACGCTTCGCCCGTTACTACTGTCACATCTGCACCAAATGGACGTTCTGCCTCGATGTAATTAAATACGTTCGTTATTAATTGTGGTGATGCTAGTTCATTGTTAACATCCAATACAGCGACTTTTACAGTCAATGGGCCATCCCAACGCGGAAAGACTTTAACTTTACCCACGCCCGCTACAGATTGCGCCCATTCACGATAATGATACTTATTGCCCGCTTTACCAGGACGTTGTAATTTATCGTAATAGCGTTGTCGTAACGAAGCATCCGTTTCTTCTGGGAAACCATTTTCGAACGCTGATTCGTTTGTTACCGTTGCGACGTTTACAAGTGTTGTTGGGAATGCGTTAATAGCTCCTACAGGAACATTACCACCGCTACCAAATTCAATGGCTTGAACATTGATTCGATACTGTCCTGGCGCTGTTATAGTAGTCGTTTCAGTAGCTTCATAGAAAACATCATCCGCTGCGAATAAATCACCGACATTTACAACCGTTGCATTAGTAGCCTTAATAAGTACCGTACCGCTTGCTTTAGTAGCTGCCACACGCATTACACCGGTTCTTTGGAAAATAAACCGCGTTAATTCATCGCCTGTTAAGTTTTCAATATTGATTTTGTCAATAATATCATCGGTTAATACCACATGTTCGTTTAACTCGATAGCTACTGCTTTTTCGATGTCATACGTCCATGATCCTAATGATTTATCGAAATTGTCATTCGTGTTGTTTAAAATCTTTTGATGGATTGTTTCAACTGACATTATGCGCTCACCTCCATTTCGAACGCGCCCTCAACTGTTTGAACAGTGAATGAAATAGTCCATAGACTACCTTCTACCTCGAAATTCCAATTCGTTAAATCATCAACTAATGGATTTTCTAAGATTGATTCCGTTAATTCGCGCGTCATTTCTGATTCGATATAACCCCTAGGAAGCAAACTCCCTATTAAATCCTCAATCGTCACGCCATAATTAACGCCTTTATGAACGTTGAAACGGAATCTTTCAGTACGAATAACTTTCTCAATCCAAACTTCTAATGCCTTTAACCCTGTCACTTCAATAGGAGTGCCATTTTTATAAATAAAGTCGCCTTTTTTGAAGTCATATAAAAAAGAACGCCCGTTATATACTGGCGCTGTATTATTTGCTTCATTTCCTTCAGTTACAAGAAATTGTTCTACGTCATCTGGGAACATTATAAAGTAACCCCCTTGTCGATAACGATATACATATTATCATTGGAAGATGGAACTAAAATGAGCTTGTCGCCACTTTTGATTTCATCAGTCCATTTTACTTTTCCTTTGGCTGTGAATGTTTCAGGTGTCGAGCCATTAATAATTATTTCTTCACCTTCGAATATTTCAAATTCGCGTTCGTAGTCTTTTAAAATATGTGCCGCAAATATTAGATTGGTTTTATCTAAGATGATAGCCGGATCAATTTGAATTTTAATATCCGGTAAATTTGCAACGACATCGCCTATTAAAAACCCTTCGAATTGTTTCCCACCATTTTTAGCGTTTTGAAATTGTTTCGCAATACTAACTATAGCCTCGTTCACGTTGACACCTCCAAATTAAGTGACATAAGGTGTATACCGTTGTTATACGTGTGTTGTGCCGATTTAATAAGGAACTCGCCGGATAAGCCCGTAATAGGTTCTTCAAGCGTCACTAAACGCCCCGCCCTTGCTCTGTGATCACCGATTAAGGAAATGGCACCCTCTTCTTTTAGTTTGTTCAACTCTTTCAAAAGGTTGTTCGCTACTGCTTTTGCCTTACTAACTTCCTTATCGTCAATCGTTTGGGATTGTGTAAGTAAGCCGTATTTCGAGATACTTGCACCGTCTTCTGTTTTCGCTAAAACTTTTACCGTTTTTTCATCACCCGATACTATTTCAATACGGTTTTTCATGCCGGATAACGATGCTTTACGATTCGGGCTACTTATCCATTCTGTTTTTACGTCGACCTTAATGTCTTTCCAATGGAATACTACCAACGTATCGCCACGCATTTCGAAACGATACTTAATACCGTTTTGTTCGCTGCATATCGTCAATATATCCTTTAGTATTTCGCTCACCGCTTGCGCTTTGTAAATCTTTTTAATCTTTACCGCAATGTTAGCGACTGTACACTTGATACCGATTTTCTCGCATAAGTCTTCAATCGCTTGTTTAGCGGGAATATCGTTGAATTGCATCGTTAATACATTTTCGTTTAGATAAAAAGCTAAGTCGAAGCAATTGTATTTAATAGGGCTTCGTCCACTTCTTTCTTCGTCTATTGCGATGCCAAAAAAGACGTCCTCACCACTGTAACGTAATGAAATTTTATCGCCAACATTAATAAATGGCTTAGGCAGTAACTCACCATCCTTATCAAAAGGAACGCTAAAAGATAACGATTGTCCTAATGTATCGACATCGCTTGACCACGTTAAACCACCCGCCAATTGTGTAACATCAACGCCATTCGCATATAACTTAAAGCTCATGTTATCACCTTGCTCGGTACGAATTGCTTGAGAACAAGCGTATATGGCATATCTCCAACGCGATCATACCCAAATGAAAACTCTTCAATTGCGTATAATTCGTTATGATACGTGTAACCGTTATTATTCACGATAACAACGCGAACTGGCTTTCTAGTGCGTTTGTACTTAACGAAAAACTCTTTTCCCTCGTACATAAGCAATGGCGATTTTGCAAACGTGTATTCTTTACCTGGAAGCCAACTACTTATTGTAATAGACTTCAAACCAGGTCTACCTATCAAATTAATGTCCCCACCATCAACTGTAGTGAAAACCTCGTTGTTATGTGGGAATGCCACCTCAAGCGATTCGGGGATGATAGGCAACTGTATTGTTTCGGTTCTGTTTTCGTTTGAAATAATAATTTCCATCCTATCACCCTCCTACATGTTCGATAGTGCTAGTTTAATATCTTTAGATAGTTTGTATACAACGTCGTCATAAGACAACTGATTCGCGTTAACTGTCATATTAATGACTGGTGCTGTTGTTTGATTGTTAGTCGTTGTTGCAACCGGAACCGCTTGAGCCGGTTTATTGATTAACTTGTCGATATTATCGATGTTACCGCCCATTGCACGAACTTTTTGCGCTTGTCTAGCCGGAATAATCATTTCATCTTTATGAATGTTTGCGGTCATATCTTGAGCTACGCTATTTGTACCAACATCGAAAGAAGGTAGTAAATTACCTATTTTGCCCGCCGCTTTACCGATTGTTGAACCGATATTCGAAATCCAATCCGGCATTTTGAAGTTAGTAATTCTACTTATGAAATCGCCTACTTTATCGACTAAACCACTAAAGAAGTTAGTCACACCACCGATTTTTTCGGCACCCCAATTGTAAATGTTTCCGAATACTTCTTTCGTTTTCGTCCACAATTCACCGGCTTTAGCTTTCACTGTATCCCAATTCATCCATAATGCTACACCAATTGCAATTAATGCGGCTATACCCGTGATAACAAGCCCTATTGGATTCGCGCTCATTGCTACGTTCATAGCCCACTGTGCCGCTGTACCCGCTACCATTGCAGCCCTAAACGTTTTCAAGAAGCCTACAACTGTGCTAATTACGCTCATTGCCGCCATACCGACTTTAAACGCTACAACCGCCGCTGTTGCACTTGCTACGACTGTCGCTATTGGTCTCCAATTGTTAGCGATAACACCCGCAAACTCTAACGCTTTCGAAGCTAATGATGTAATTTTAGGAACTAAGTTTTCCGCTGTTGTTGCTATTGTGTCAAGTGCTTGTTTACCCGCTTCACTATCCGCTAACGATGCGATGCTAACAGTTAAATCTCGAAATGCCGATTTGACACGATTACCGAATGAACCTTCAACCGCGTTTGCTGCTGAATCTGTAGCGCCCTCAAAGTCTTTCAACGCGTCTGTAGTTTCGAACATTGAGTACATAACGTCTTTAGTGTTATCTTCCCACGTTGTACCCCACATTGAGATACCGATTTGATTCGCTAAGTTTTGATCATCCATCGATTTGAGCTCTTGTATTACCGTCGAACTTAACTCTTTAGCTGTAACTTTTCCGGCTTGCATGTCCTTCCACATTTGTTGTGTAGAATCTGATAATAAAGAGAATGAATCGCTCGTTGCTTTGTTACCGTCTGTTGTTTTAATTCCGAATTCTAAAATAGCGTTGTTAACTCGGTCTAGGTTGTAAACACCGTTTTCTGCACCACGTTGCATGACACCAAATAACTCTTCCGCTGAATATCCTGCTTGCTCTGCTACGCTTGAGAACTCTCCCATTTGGTCAAACATATCATTCGACATATTTAAACCTGATTGAGCGCCTTTTGTGAATAAATCAAACGCTTTGTCCGCTGTAATGCCGAATGCATCCATTAAGTTTTGAGCGCCTCTAGTAACCTCGTTTAAATCGCTGTCCGTTGTTTGCGCTAATAACATCGCTTCTGCTGTTACATCTGCCAATTGAGATGGATCGATATTATGCATGTTTTGATTTACACGCGCTAAGTTGTTAGATACTTCACTTAAACTTTCACCATATCCACGTTTGAATACTTCGACTGCAGCCGATTCTAAGTTTTTTAATTCCGCACCTGTTGCGCCTGTTCTTGCTTCTAGTTGCGCGAATGCGTCATCCATCTCTAGTATCGATTGTCCAATGGCTACACCTAAACCGGCAATAGCGCCACTTACTAATGCGCCCGCCGCAACACCAACGCCTTTAAATACATCACCGGCTTTTTGTCCGAAGTTTTCCGCTTTGTTTTGCGCGTCTTGCATGTAACGACCAAACTCACCGGCTTGTCTATTAGCGTTTCTTAAACCCGTACTGAAATTTTGGTCTTTAAATTTTAATACTGCTGATATAACACGACTTGCCATTGTTTCGCCCTCCTTCCTTTAGAAATTCACTGTTGGATAGGCTTTTTGTTCTTTTAATAATTTTGCTCGTAATTGTTCACGCTCGTTTTGTTGGGACAATTCAATTTCCATACTAGCTGCAAAGAATTCTTTTTGTAGGTAACTTAAGTTGTCAATCGTTTCCGGTGTGATTCCTTTTTGAAGGTAATGATGATACATAAATAATTCATCATCACCCTCTATTAGTTTTTTACTTCTTTAACCACGCCTCGTGACATACCAACCGCTTTAAGCGCAAACTCCATAATGTCGGCTTGTTCCGCATCTGTAAAGATGTACCCTACAATGTCCGTCGGTTCTTCACACTCGAACTCTTTTTGTAACTTTTTATCTGTTAGGTTCGGTTCTTTTACAACCGAATAGACAAGCGTTTGTGCGATTTTCTCGTATTCTTTTTCTGTTTTTGCATCTTTCATTGATTCTAGGAAATCAATTGCATCCGACTTTAAAACCTCGATTTGAATGTCACCATCTAAAGACGGAACAAATAATTCACCCTCGTATTTGCGTTCTTGTTTTAACTCGATTTTGCGTTTGATTAAATCATCTAAAGTAACCTTTTTGCGTTCTGTCATTGAATTGTCCTCCAAAAATTTTATTTGATATAAAAAAAGACGTGGTGTTACCCACGCCTTGCTATAGTTAAGTTGAGATGTTTTCTTGTGTCATGATTGTTTCTAATAAATCGAAGTCAGAGAACTCGAATCCCATTTCTTCTTGTAGTAATGCGCGTTGTTCAATCTTAGCGAGTAAGAACTCATTGAATGTTACACCGCTAACCGATGTACGCTCAACACCGTATGCATCTGGATCGCCTAAACGAGTTGTAATTTCAATCTCTGGAATTCGTCCGCTTTTTACTGCATCTCCTAACAGGATAGCCCCACGTGAGAATACCTTTTTAAGCGTTAATGAACCTTCTCCAGTCCATCCCATGAATTTACGATGTTTCCCTGTATCTTCTGCAAAATACACGTCCTCATATTCTAGGTTAACCTTTAATTCGATTTGTTCTAAGTCTGCTAACTTTTGACCGTTAATCCATACAGCACCGTGAGTACCGTTAATAACGCGACTAGCTTTTCTACTCATCTAATTACCCCCTTATGCAGCGCCCGCTGATAGAATATTGAAGCGTAAATCTTCCATAGCATCGGCAATTTTTACTTGTCCACCTAGAATTACTTTAGACCCGAATGAAGTTTCACGAACTTGTTGGTCTGTCCAATCTGTTGTATCTGTTCCAACTGCTTCCCATTCTAAGCGTTGTGCATCCGCATCAATGAATGAAACGTTAGTGTAACTTGGATCTAGGATTTGTTGTGCTGCTAAGCCTTTTAAGTAAGCATTAACTGCGATGATGAATAAGATTTGATTGTCGTAAATGTTGATATACTTGCCTACGTAATGCTCATCGAATGTATCACGTACATCGTCTGTAATCATATCCATAACTTCGAGAATCTTAATCTTCTGCCACGCACCGTTTTTCTCGCCTGTTAACGTTGTTAATGAGTTAACACCACGACCGATTTTGATTTTCTCGCCATCGTTGATAAGGATTAATTGACCATCGTCAATGTCTTCATTTGGTGTATCGCTTTCTTCAATTTCCGTAACCTCAGGAAGCACGAAATAAGTTGATGAGCGTGTGAATGGTAATCCGGCAAAGATACCCGCTAAACGAGCTGTATACTCTTGCGTCGTATAGGCCTTAGCACCAACCTTGATGCCTGTTGTAGTAAAGTTAATAACACCTTCATCGTCGGCTACTTGGTTAGCTACAACTAGCTTGTAAGTTTTCTTGTCGTTAAGACGTTTCCCTTTAATCCAAGTTACTAACGTTTCGGCTTCGTCTTCGGTTGCTTCTGGCATAGCTGCATAATTAAATTTGATGCTACCTAATTTTTTTAGTTCGTCATTTAAAACTGCTTGTTCACCGATTTTTAACACAACAACTTTAGACGGTGTGCCTAAAAGCGTTTTGTTAATATAATCAAGGTTTTCTGGTGTCCAATCTGCTGTTTGTAAGTCCTCAACGGATTTAATTGTAACTACAGAGTTTGCTGCTAAGTTTGTTTCGTCACGTAGAATAAGCGCTACGATACCCATAGCACTACGTTTAATTGCTGTTACACTTCGAGAACGAAAGGCAATATCAATTTGTGGTAATCCCAATGTAATTCACTCACTTTCTTTTCTTAAATTTAAATTCCAAGTCTTGCATTAATTGCGCTTCAATCTCTTTAGCGCTTAACGGCTTGTCTTGGTAGAAGAACATGTCAAACTCGAACACAATAACGCCATCTACAACGTTAACTGTCGGTTCAATGACATCTAAAAATCTATCGTTAACCGCTAATTTGTTGCCAAATATCAACGGTAATTTATATTTCACATCATCTAAATGTAAGTAATAATCATCCGTATTTAATTCGGGGAAATAGTACACGTAAACTTTTAAACTCGTTTCAATTAACGATTCGAGCGTTACGTTTTTAACTTCGTCAAATATCGTCGTAAATGACGGTCTAAGGAATCCTTTTTCGATGTCCTGGGACTTAACAGGGATTGTCGGGAAATTGGTTTTGAGCAACGTATTACACGATTTTCGGATGTCTAGTAATTCAATCATAACCTATTGTCAGAGAGTAATTTATCAAGCGCTTTCGATATCTCATTAACATCCTCTCGCTTCTCCTCAAACTCTCTAGCTCCTTTTTCCATGACTTTGTAACCTGGTTGGAATCCAACGTTTCTACCTATGCCTTTACCTGGTATAACCCCTCGACCATTGCCACGACCTTTACCTGGATTAACGACTTTTTCATGCCCGTATTCAAGTAAATGTGCGTGTGGTGCTGTATTTAAAGCTCGTACCGTAATATCTCCCGATGGATCAACGAATACTTTCCCTCGTTTGAATTTTTTATGGTAAACACCGTCTTGCTTGTTAACGAGCTTCCTTCCTTTTTTACGTACCTCGCGAACCAATTTGTTACCCGATGTTCTCATAGCTTCTTTGAAAACCTTGTCGGCTTTCCTTTCGACGCTTAATAAATCATTTTGAAAGTCGGTTAATCCTTCAATATTCATTATGAAATAACCTCCTCTACAAAGATTTCTAATGTCTCGTTTGAAAAATACGGATTCAAAATATACTTAATTTTAAATAGATGATCTCGATACTTTATTTCCATGTCATGCGTCACATCTTTGGCAGCG